AATGACGAAAAGAAGGTATGAAACTGCTAAAAAACTTAATTCAACTGAAATGTCTAATTATACTACAGAAACAAAGTCAAAAGATAATTATCGTATTACTAGCAATACGATAAGAACTATAACAGATTCTATTATAAATGTAAAAGCCGATATAACTACAAAAAGCAATGAAACTTATAAAAGATTTATAAAAGATTTTGGAGATAATAATTTTAATATTATAACAAATATAATTGATAAAATAGGATTTTATGATTGTTTAATATGTAATATAAATAATACAATAAAATATAATTTATGTAAACCAATTATTAATAAAAAAACTAAATCATATTTTAATATTAAAGGAATCCGTAATCCTATTATAGAACAAACAAACAAATGTGTAAAAAACGATATTAAATTAAAATCAAATGGGATGTTATTATATGGTATTAATAGCAGTGGTAAAAGTTGTTTAATGAAGTCTGTAGCAATTAATATTTTATTAGCTCAATCAGGTATGTATGTATTTTGTGATTCTATGACATACTCACCATATAATGCTATATATACACGTATAAGTAGTGCTGATAATATTTTTAGAGGAACAAGTAGTTTTATTCGTGAAATGACGGAATTAGACAATATATTAAAACGAGCAAATAAAAACTCATTAGTTGTAGGAGATGAAGTATGTGCAGGAACTGAAAATATATCAGCAATATCAATAGTATCCGCAAGTATATTAGAACTTTGTAAATTAAAATGTTCTTTTTTATTTGCAACACATTTACACGAATTAATTAATATTAAAGATATAACAAGTAATGAAAAAATATTAATAAAACATATGAAAATAAATATTGTAAATGATAATATAGAGTTTGTTAGAAAACTTGAAGATGGTGATGGAGATAAATTATATGGAATAAATATTTGTAGATATTTAAAAATGCCAAATGACTTTTTATTAAAAGCTGAAGAAATCAAGAAAACCTTAACAAATAGTGATCATAATTTTATAGAATTTAAGAAATCAAATTATAATTCTAAAATATATATGGATAGATGTTTAGTATGTAATATTAATAAAGCTACAGAAACACATCACATAATATATCAATGTAATGATAATAGTAAAAATAAAAATAAAATAGATAATTTAGTTCCAATATGTAATGATTGTCATAATAAAGAACATAATGAAAAAAGTATTAAAATTGAAGGTTATATTGATACTATTTATGGTAAAGTATTAAATGTTATTAACTGTAAAGATCACCTTTAGATTTTATATTATTTTTATTTAATGTTTCAATTAATTTTGAAATATTTTCAAGTATATTATGTGTTTTACGATACATAAAAAAGAAATCAATTAATGTGCAAGGTGGTATATCAAAACCTTTAATTTTTTTCCATAATTCGTTAAAATTATTTTCATTTTTAAAAAAAGATTTATATATATCATATGCTTGATCTTTATCAACATATGTAAGTTCAATAGCATAATCTATACGACCAGATCGTGTTAAAGCACTATCAAGTTTTTCAGGATAATTAGTTGTTAAAATTAATATCATACCTTCTTGGCTATTAAATCCATCCATACAATTTAAAAATCCTTGCATTGTTATATTATTCCGCATAGTATCAGATTCTTTTCTATCTGTAAAAATACAATCTACATCTTCTATAACTACTACACTTAACTTTTCATTTTCATTAATAGATCTAAAAGCTTCTAAAAAATCAGTTTCTTTCAATTCAGAGTTAATATTAATAACTAAAATATCACAATTATATTTAGTAGCTATACAATGAATTAAAGTAGTCTTACCTACTCCTGGTTTTCCGTGAAGTAATATGTTATATTTATAAGGTATTCCGTGTTTAATATAATCATTATAAGTATTTGGTTCAATAAAATTACTTATAGCATTGCAAATATCTTCTTTTTGTTGTTTTTTAAGAAATATAGTATCCATAGATCTTTTAGGTATTATAGTTGAATTAGACCAACCATATTTACCATAAAACTTTTTCACAATTTTATTATTTGATTCTGCTTCTAAATAACTTTCACGAGTATTACAACAATGTGTGATAAAATTATTTAAATAATTAATATCATTTTCCGTAATAGATAATTCTATTGTTTTAATAATAATATAATCTTTTTCATTTGTATTTATTGTTTGTATAATATCATTAAGTATAAGATCTTCAATTATTATAGTTATAAAATAATCATTATGTTTTAAAACATAACGACCATTATTTGGACTAATAAGATGTGAATAAGTTTTTTTACCTTTTAAAAAATATTCCCTATTTTTAATTTTATCATATCCATTATAAATACCATTGTCTAATTTTAATTTTTTATGAATATAATGTAATAAATATTTACCTACAATATCACTTGAATATAATATTAATTTAGACATAATTTAATATATTAACATTATGTTTAAGTATTTAAGTAATAATATAAGGTTTTTTATTTATAATTAAAGATTCGTCTGGTTTAATTAATAATTCTGGATATAAATTAAATAATATGTTATGAACTTGTTTCTTTTTAGTTTTATAAGAATCTCTATTATATGATAATACACGTAATGACCTACTTATATTTAATGCAAAATCTATATCTTTAGTGTTATATGTAATATTGTTAGGAATCCATCCACCATATAATATTGGATAAAATGCGTGGATTATACGTGAATAATCTTTTATAACATTATCAGCTTTAATTTTTTTAGCAAAACCAAAATCCCAAATTACCCATATAAAACCAATATTTTCAAGATAAACGTCAATACCATTAACTTTATAATAAAAATATCCTCCAGGTTCTATTTTATGATACAAAAAATTACCCCAATGTGAATCTTTATGTATAAAACCAGTATAATGTGAAAAATTAGAAATACTAAAGAATATTTGTGTAATAGCATTTTTCATAAATGCGGTAGTTTGTTTTTTAGATGACATTAGCATCTTAAGATCACCTGAAAACATTTCATTAAAACTTACAAAAAAATTATCACAATAGCTAATAGCTTCTGGTAATAATGAAGACTTCATATCATTAGTTTTAGCTATTGTAGTATAAAAATACAATATAGGGAAATGAATAGTTTTTTTAGCTAAAATAATGTCAGTAATTTTTTTTAAAATAGCTAATTCTTTTGAATTGCTTTCATTTATACATATTAATTTAGCAGAAACAATATATTTTTTAGGTTTTGTTCCATATGTAACCGAATATACTGCACCATATTTACTTTTACTTCCAATTTTTTTATGTAATAATAATTTTTTATAGCTGTATTTATCTTTTTTTAAAATTATAAAATCACCTATACTTGTAGATGTAAAATGTTTCATAAAATTATTAGCATATTTAATACGATTATCTAATACAAATGTTCTATCTTCAAAACTAATAGATTTATTAATAGGACTTGGTATGTTATGTACCATTTATATTTAAAGTATATAAAAACTTAATATTATTATAATAATATGACTCATCCACCTAAAGAATTGCAAGACATTTTAGAAAAAATAAATGAAACTTGTATTTTACTAGCTAATAAAGATAATCTAGATGTCAAATTTACTAAACTTGATTTTTTAGAAGAAAAAGGATTTTATAATAAATATGATCCTAAAATGTTTCTTTAAGTTTCTTCCATTCTTCGCTTATTATAGCTAATTTTTCTTTATAAGTAATAGGATTATCAGTCATTTCTTTTAATTTTATAGATCTAAAACTAGTATAAGTAGGTTTTTGTAATTCTGGTTCTTTTTCAAAAATATAATCAACAATATCTTCTATTTTTGTAATATTATCTGGTATAGTTTTTAATTTATTAATAATTTCTTTTTTTAACATTAATATAATTAATATTAATTAAATCATTTTTTCTTTGTTCCACATTTTTTACCATCTATAGTAGCAAGTAATGGATCAACTTCTTCTTTATCTTCCGCACGTATTTCTGGACAATGAACATTAGTTTCAAAATCACCATTAGTTATTATTATTTGTTTATTAATAGGTTGTTCTCTATTAATACTCCATGATTTATTACGATATTCCAAAGTATATTTAAATATATTGTATTCAATATCAGTATTAACAAAGTTATAATATGTAATTTCAACTTTATTTCCTGAATTTGAATAAGTAATTTTACTAAATCCATAAGCATTATGAACATACATATCAGTAACTTCAATATTTTCATTTAATTTACATTTTAATGGAATAGGATCTTTGTTATCAACATAATTACCAAGAGGATCTCTTGAAGCACCACCAGAACCAGATATAACCATACAAAGATTGTTGGATAATTTACATATTTGAAAATTATGAATATCAGCACATAAATAAATACTTTTATATTTTGTAAAAATATTTAAAAACTTATTAATTGCTTCAACTTTAGCTTCATCAACTTTATCTTTAAAATAAAGATCAACCACTTTATTAATTATATACTCTGCTTTAGGTGTAGGTTCACCTTCTTTTGTTTTCTGCTTCTTTTTCTTTAATCCAAAAAAAGGATGATGACCAACAATAAATAATAATTTAATTTTTTTACCAATTAATTCACGAATAACTAATTCTCTATATATATTAATTGATGAAACATCTTTAGCTTCAAAAATATTAGTATTTAAATATAAAAAGAATATTCCTTTACTTTTTTCTTCAATATGTGGCTTACATACATATAATTTAACATCATTATAATATTGATAAATATTTTGAATATGTTTAGTATTACTACTATGATCTAATATATTACTTATAATATCAGTTTGAACTTTAACCATACACCCTAATTGATCACAGTTATCTTCAGCATAAAAGTCATTTAATTCATCCGGATTAATATCGTGATTACCTAAAACTATATCAACTTTTTTAGATATTTCAAATAGTTTTTTATAACCAGTTTCTAATACATATGATGGATAAAACTTAAACTTTCCTAATTTTTTATTTTCTGAAGTTGAAGCATTTAAGGATGGACTTGATTTTGGTAGTTTTATTTTTTGACTATACCAATTATCTCCTGCTAAAACAACAGGCATATCTGAATATAAATTCTTTAATAATTCTAAAACAACATTTCTATTAAGCGTTTTTTCTTTTTTAGAACAATTAATGTTATTCCAACAACCAAAGAATATAAAGCTTGTATTAGTAACGTGTGGAATACTAGATGAACTTTTATTATTAAAAGATAATGATTTAGCTTTTATCATTTTATATTATATAAAACATTATTAATTGTTTTTTTATAATAATGAATCCATTTGAAAAACAAACAATAGTAATAGGCGAATATTCAATAAAAGATATAGTTAAAACAAATAAAAAAATAGGAGATGTATGGAATACTAAAAGTAATAAAACCCGTATTCTTTTTTGTGGAACATATCCAATAGGAACAACAAATGGTTATTCGAAGATTACATATTATACTTCAAAATATTTAGGAAAATATGAAGATGAAATAGAGTTATCAATTTGGGGATTTCAAAATTATAAACAAACATCCGGTGCTATAAGAAACGATATACCATCCAATGTTAAATTACTTGATCCATTACAAATTGAAAAAGATAATAATGTATCAGGTAGTGGTTTTGGTGAAAAAGTTATAGGAAAACATTTAAAAGAAAATGCTTACGATATTATTATTATTTTTAATGATAGTATGATCACAACAGCAGTAACCGCAAATATTATAAATGAAATGCATCAATTTAGATCTAAGTTTAAATTAATATCATATATGGATCAAGTATATATGTTTCAAAAAACTGAATATATTAATTTATTAAATAAACATTTTGATGCTATTATTGCTTTTACACCATTTTGGAAAGATAATACGTATAGAATAGGTATTCGTAAAGATATGCCAGTTTATGTATATAAACACGGATTTGATGATAAATTATATTTTCCTATTCCAAAATCTTATTGTCGTTATTATTATGATCTTCCACAAGATGCTTTTATTATTGAATCTACAAATCGCAATCAACCTAGAAAAGGTTGGGATATTGCGATTATATCCTGGGCTTTATTTGTTAAAAGACATTGGATTGCCAATGTAAAATCTAAAGATACTAAACACGAATTTAAAACTAATCATCATACTAAAAGACCTATTTTATTTGCTATAGGAACATCACAAGAAGGTCATTGGGATCTAATGGCTGTTTTAGAACACGAATGTAAATTAATTGATTTAGATTTTGAATATGCTAAAAAAACATTATGGTTTATTGATAATGCGCAAAAAGTATCAGATCGTGATATTAATATTTTTATGAGTTTATGTGATGTTAATTTTGCACCTGTTCACGCTGAAGGTTGGGGACTAACTTGTAGTGAAAGTTTAGGTGTAGGAAGAGCACAAGTTGCATCTTATGTTGGAGGACATAAAGAGTTTATGAATGATACAGTATCAACATTAATTAGACCTAAATTACATAAATATGGAGAATTAAATAGTAAAATGAAAGGTATAGGTTCTATTGACGAAATATGTTTGCCCGAAGATTATATGGAAGGATTATGGAAATATTTTAGTAATCCTGATTTATGCGAAAAACACGGTAATCGTGGAAGAAAACATATATTAGAAAATTATAAATGGGAAAAGGTTGTTAAAGATTTTAAAAATGATGTTTTAGATAAAATTATTTCATTATAAACTTAACGCTAATTTATATATTTCTTGTTGTTCTTCAGGTGTTATATCATCTTTTATATTAAATCTTTTACGCACATCTTTAGGTGTATTACATTTTTTTATAATATTTGCAATTTCATTACAAGATAATTCAAATAAACTATCAATATCTAAAAAACAACTAGCTTCAATAATTTGAAATAATATATTATCAGGTAAATCAAAAAATCTATTATTCCATCTAATTATATAATTTTTATCTTTATTATTTTTTATAAAATCATCGTGATGTTGTAAAAAATATATAACGTTTTTAATAATCATATCCTTACAAGATTTATTATTTAATTCTACAGTTTCATTATAGTTTGGTAAATTACTTAAAAAGACAGAATAACATATTAAATTATCAGGATATTCTATAATTTTCTTATCATAAGATAAAAGTTTCATATGTTAATATATAAAGAGAATAATTTTCTATATTGTTTTATTCATATACCTAAAACTGCAGGTAAAACTATAAGAAATAATATTAAAAATAGAACAGAAATAATTAAAGAATATTGGGGATGTTCAGATGATTTTGATTATGCTCATATTTCTTATGCATTACGACATAAGTTTTGTAAATATGATAAAGTTTTATATCATACATACGTAAGAAATCCATATCAAAGATTAATAAGTGCTTACTTTTATAAAAATCCAACAAACACTATTACAGATTTACGTATGTTTATTAAAACGGTATTAAAATATTACGATTTTTCAAATTATAATTATAATTTTATTCATTATTATCCTTCTTATTTATTTATTTGTGAAAATACACCTATATTACCTAAAGATATTATTATTGAAAAAATTGAAGATAATAAAGATTTTAAAATTAATACTCGTGATATTTCTATATTTTTAGATGCGGAATGTATTTCAATTATTGATAAAGTATATGCAACAGATTTTAAACTATTTAATTATAAAAATGAAAACATATTATTGTAATAACAATGATTGAATTACGCAATTATATGTATGAATGTTTTTGTAATAAATACAAAGTAAGACATTTTTACAATCCATTTACGTGTGAAATTGTTTACTATCCTAGTAATGAAATTAATAATAACTTTTATTCAAAAAGATGTAAATATTTTTCTGATTATAATTTTTGCAAAAACGATTACTGCCATTATAAGCATTTAAAAGATATTGAATTACCAGTTGAAAATGATATAGCTGATACATTAATTGAAAGACATACAACCGAAAGTGGTGAAATTGGATGGAAAATTACAAAACCATCATATGATGTTATGACATCTAAACAAGATTCATATGATGTTATGAAACCTTCATATGATGTTATGAAACCTTCATATGATGATATGAAACCTTCATATGATGATATGAAACCTTCATATGATGTTATGAAACCTTCATATGATCCTATGACATCTAAACAAGATTCATATGATGTTATGAAACCTTCATATGATCCTATGACATCTAAACAAGATTCATATGATCCTATGACA